GTAGGCATTGATCCCAACCTTGCTACCACTAGGAACTCTGCTCATATTTAATGCCATGACCAAAGCCATAAAATACATCCTAACTAAAATAACATAATCTATAGAAGCACCGGATATCAAACGGGCCGTGCCCTTGGCAACTTTCTCGATTGGTTTTCTCTCATCCTTCATAAAATCTTTAAAATAAACTTCTGGCATAACCCCGTTGGCGCATTGTTCCCTCATAAAAATCACACGCTTGTGGAGCTCCTGAGTTTGGGAACTAGAGAACTTATAATCACCTTCGTGCCCAAACCAATAAGTCTTCCCCTTGGATCCCTTCGGCGCCATCATCTGATATGGATAACCAGGTGATGTCGCTCTGGGGATTCCATCACAAAAGTCCAAACCTGGGACTCCTGCAACGGCGTCCTCAAAACCAAACACCTCCTTCTTCACAGCTGGGTAGAGCAAACTCGCACGATTCATCTTACACAACACGTTGCGCGCCGCTGCCCTCAACTCCTGATCATCCAGGTGGGCAGAGTGCAAGCGAATATATTTCTTAACAGCAAAAGCCAATGGATCAAAAGGCCCAATTGGCAAATCAACATGATCCAGATAAACTGGCATAGTTGTCGGCACTTTGTAAGTATTGTACAATGGTGAGGGTGTTATGTTGCTAGCTTTGGGTAAGAAGAGTGGTTTTGGTACCAAAAATGCTGGCTCAAGGCCATCATATCTTCTAGGTACTTGACACTGCACACGAAAGGTATCGTGCGGATTGTCAATTTCCTCCATGTCATTGGCAAACGAAAGAACATTCGTCAGACAGATAGGTACCGACAAAGCAACTGAGCCATTACCACCAGCAATGTGCATGCCAACGATCCTCTTGCACCCAACTGATGGGTCATTTATATACATCAGAGAGCCACAATCACCAGCCGCACTATTAATTGACATAGCTAAAACTATACGATCACACAATTCTTCTCCGTTGGAATCGACTATGGGTCGAGCCAACTTGGAAACAAGGACTCTGCCATACTCCTTTATCTTGGAATAAGGCTTGTGCAAAATTGCATTGAAACTCAT